GTACGTTGTTGTACACAGAATGGTGTACGTGGCGGCAGTGCAACTACACACTTCCCGTTTTGGCATCAAGAGATTGAAGACATTCTTGTGCTAAAGAACAACAAAGGCACAGAGGACAACAGAGTACGTAAGTTAGATTATTCAATTCAACTTAACAAAACTATGTATGAAAGGTTATTATCCGGCGGCGATATAACTCTTTTCTCGCCACATGATGTGCCAGGATTATACGAAGCATACTTTGGCGACCCAGAAGAATTTCAAAAGATGTATGAGATGTACGAACGTAAAACATCTGTTAAAAAGAAAAAACTACCAGCAATGGAATTGTTTAGTGCATTGATTAAAGAACGTGCAGAAACAGGACGCATTTATATTATGAATGTTGATCATGCTAACACACACAGTTCATTTAAGGACACAGTTTACATGAGTAACTTGTGCCAAGAGATTACATTACCAACTAAGCCATTACAACACATTGACGACCCAGAAGGTGAAATTGCATTGTGTATCCTTAGTGCTATTAACGTAGGTACAATTAAGTCATTAGACGACTTAGAAGAACTATGCGAATTAGCAGTAAGAGCTTTAGAAGAAATTATAGACTATCAACGCTATCCTATCAAGGCAGCTGAGATCAGCACAAAGGCAAGACGTAGCTTAGGAGTAGGATACATTGGCCTTGCACATTATCTTGCAAAGAACAAAGCAAACTTTGCAGACAAAAAAGCATGGCAATTAGTACACGATTTGACAGAGGCTTTCCAATACTACTTGTTGCAAGCAAGTAACAAATTAGCGCAGGAAAGAGGCCCTTGTGAGTACTATAACCGCACTAAATACAGTGACGGAATACTACCTATCGACACTTACAAAAAAGATGTTGATACTATAGTGGAGAACAAACTTAACTATGATTGGGATAGCTTACGTAAGAGCATTGGAGAACACGGGCTTCGACATTCAACGTTGTCCGCTCAGATGCCCTCAGAAAGCAGTTCCGTTGTGTCGAACGCAACAAACGGAATCGAACCACCTAGAGGTTACTTGTCCGTTAAGAAGTCCAAAAAAGGGCCTCTTAAGCAGATTGTTCCGCAGTATTCTACGCTAAAGCAACACTACACCTTGCTTTGGGATATGCCAAACAATGAAGGGTATATTAATGTAGTCGCTGTTATGCAAAAGTTCTTTGATCAAGCCATTAGTGGTAATTGGTCATATAACCCTACACACTTTGAAAACAACGAAGTGCCAATGAGTGTTATGATACAAGACTTGCTTAACACATACAAGTATGGTTGGAAGACATCATACTATCAGAACACTTATGATTATAAAACTGATCCAAGTGAGATGATAGAAGAACCACAGCACTCAGTAGGCTGGCACGACAATCAACCAGAAGTGCAACCTACAACATTAGCTGTTCCTGAAGAGGACGAAGAGTGCGAAGCATGTGCAATTTAAGGTTGACAAGTAACACCAACATGTGTTACACTAAAGAACAGTAAGAGAGACAGAGAGAAATGGCAAAAACAGTATTCAATAAAGAAAAAGTTGACTTCACGAAACAGAATATGTTCTTTGGTGAAGATCAAAACACACAGCGTTATGATCTATTCAAGTTCCCAGTATTTGATAAACTTAATCAAACAATGCTTGGATATTTTTGGCGCCCTGAAGAAGTATCGTTACAGAAAGATAGAGCAGACTTTGCAAACTTCCGCCCAGAGCAGAAGCATATCTTTACTGCAAACCTAAAGTATCAAACACTATTAGATAGCGTACAAGGACGTGGTCCGTGTTTGGCATTCTTGCCACATGTATCATTGCCCGAGCTTGAAGGATGTATTGTTACTTGGGACTTCTTTGAAACAATTCACTCACGTTCATATACACACATTATGAAAAATGTATATGCAGATCCAGCAGAAGTTTTTGATACTATCTTAGACGATGAAAAAATTATTGCTCGTGCAATGAGTGTAACAAAACATTATGATGAATTTACAGAAGCCGCTGATGCGTTGATACATCGCAAAGAAGGCAACATGCGAGATGTCAAGAAGAAATTGTATCTTGCTATGCAAACTGTAAACATTTTAGAAGGCTTGCGTTTCTATGTAAGTTTTGCATGTACCTTTGGCTTTGGAGAACTAAAGTTAATGGAAGGCTCTGCTAAGATTATTAGTCTTATTGCAAGAGACGAAGCACAACACTTGGCGTTGTCAACTCACATACTAAAACTTTGGGCACAAGGCAAAGACGATCCAGAAATGGCAAAGGTTGCTAAAGAGTGTGAAGAAGAAGTATATGACTTATGGCGCGAATGTGTAGCTGAAGAAAAGGACTGGGCAGAATATCTGTTCAAAGACGGTAGCATGATTGGACTTAACACAACATTGTTGAATCAATATGTTGAGTACATTGCTAACCGTAGACTTAAGGCGCTGGGCATGAATGCTATATTTGATGCACCAGTAAACACTAACCCACTACCTTGGACACAGCATTGGTTAAGTAGCTCAGGGCTACAAGTTGCACCACAAGAGACAGAAGTTGAATCTTATATCATTGGTGGAATTAAACAAGATGTAGACAAGGATTCATTGAAAGGTTTTAGTTTATGATAACAATATACGGCAAGCCAGCTTGTCCAAGTTGTACAAAAGCAAAAGCACTTTGCGAATCAAGACAGTACAAGTATGAATACAAACAGCTTGATACTGACTTTACGAAAGAAGAACTATTTGAACAGTTTCCAGATGCAAGAACGTTCCCACAAATTATTGTAGGCGGACAGAAAGTTGGCGGATACGAACAAATGGTTGAATATATTGATAACACCGGATATAACGGAACAGGATTTAGTTTATGATAATAGAAACACCCTACAAAGATGGCGATACAGTAACTATTAAAACAACAGCAGGCGAAGAAGTAGTTGCACGTTTAGTTGGAGAAACTGACAAAGCAATTACAATTACAAAAGCAATGGCTATTGTGGCAACACAAAACGGCATTGGTCTTGGCCCATTTAGTTTTACTGCTGACCCTGATGCGAAGTTAGTTTTAAACAAGCGTGGAGTGTTGTACACATCTAAAACAGTAGGCGAGATGGCTACACAGTACATCAAGAGCACTACTGGACTTGATTTGCCAAACTAAATAGTTTTATGGCACACAAGTTCGTTGTAAAAAGGAATGGCGAGTTATTAACATACACACAGTATGCAGACATTCCTAAAGACTTTGATCATGTTATACAGTTTGAACCAGAGGTTCCTGAACCTCCTCATACAGAAGAACAACATGACGAAATCGAACAATGGAACGATAGGCTAAAAGAACTTATGGAGATAGAATATGCCAGCAGTAACAAGAATAGGTGATGCAGACGTAGCACATTGCTCAGGAATGACAAGAGCAGAAGGCAGTCCTAATGTTTATGCTAATAATATTCCTATAAGTAGAGAGTCGGATAACAACACAGGACACTTATTACCTGGCGTACCATGTCCGAGTCATGCCGCACCAATCACAACTGGTTCCGCTACTGTCTTTATTAACGGTTTAGGCTGTGGCAGAATAGGCGATGCTATAACAGGATGCACAAGCGTAGCCGCAGGTTCCCCTAACGTATTCGCTGGTTGACAAATCACAAAAACCGTGTTACTATAACACACTATGAGAATTAGGCTTAAAAAAAGAGGCAAAATGAAAAAGATAATCTTGACTGACGCAGATGGTGTACTACTAAATTGGGAGTACGCTTTTAGTTGCTGGATGGAGCAACATGGACACACACCTGTAGAAGGTGCTCAATTCATGTATAACATTGGCGAACGCTTTGATATTTCTAAGGACGCTGGTAAACAGCTGATAAAGATATTTAATGAAAGTGCGGCAATAGGCTTTTTGCCAGCATTGCGAGATGCCATGTATTATGTCAAACGCCTTCATGAGGAACACGGATACGAGTTCCATTGTATTACAAGCCTAAGTTTAGATCCTAATGCATATAAACTTCGCGAAATGAATTTAAATAAACTGTTTGGTAACACAGCGTTTACTCGACTTGTTTGTTT